AATCACCGCGCCGCCGCCGTCGATGACGAACGGCACCGCGACGAGCGACGCGTTAGGCTGGTCGAAGATGACATCCCATCCGTCGTTGGTCGCGTTTCGCTTCTTGTGGATAGCGGGGGTCGTGTTCGTGTCGAGCCATTCGACGCCGGCGCCGACGGCAGCGGGGTCCGCCGTCTGGATGTAGCGTCCCTTATGGATCTGCGTCGCGAGTCGATGTTCAGGCATAGCAGCTCATTCCGAAATGATGTTGCCGTCTTCAGTCAGGAATTCCCCATCTTCAATGATGAACCCCGCGCCGACTTCCGACGCGGGCACCCATTTGAGAATCGGGCGTGTCGCGTCGTCCGGGTGCGGCGCGATCGTTAGGAAATAGCCGGTCGTCGCCCAATCGGACGGCACCGCATCCATCGCGCCTGGATGGTGCGCGATGCCAGCGGGGAGCTCGTCTTGTCCAATCGGGTTCGCCATTTACGGCGTCCCCCAGGTTGCCTTGAGTGCCGTCTCTACCGAGTTGAGGCCGGCCGTCGAATACGGCGCATCGTAACAGAGCTCGCGCGCCAGGAGCATCGACAACCCGAGCCCGGTCCCGTAGTCGCCAACCCACATCTGCGTTGACTCTGTGATCTGCGGCGGGCAATCGTTGTCCGCGACGAGCACCCCATCCACGAATAGCCACCAATGGCCGATTCCGTAGTCGAACGCGAAACGGTAGATGTGCGGCGTCGACATGTCCCACGTATCAGGGACATTCTCATACGTGGGAAACCACACGTGCGTATTGACGAACCCGCCCATCTCCGACGTACCGATGGCCGAGATGCCTTTCCCCTTCGGGTAGCCGTTCCCCTCAAGCACCGTGGCGACGTCGCCTCCGTCGATGCCGGAGGCGACGACGTAGTGTGTAAACGAGCTATTCGTCGGCGGACTGAACGCGATTTTATTATTGGCGCCGCTCCATTGGACGCACGGCTTCCCGCCCGGCCAGAGCGACGTCCGGAACTTGGGCGCAATCCCGCCGACGACGGCGCCATCGAGGTTCGACACGCTGTCGTCCGGCCACGTCGTGACGTCCTGGTTATCGGAGTGCGTGAGCGCGAGTGTTTCGGCGTTCAGGTCGTGGATTGGTGAGCCAAGGTCGCCTGATGGCGGCGTTGCGGGCGGCGCGAGCGGCGCATTCCGGAATTGTAGATGCACTTTCGACACGGACGGCGATGCGATGCCGTTGCCGCTCCGGCCCCGCACGCGCCAGATGAGATCCGCCGCCGACGCGGTCGGAATCGCGATCCACGAGCCTTTGCGCGCGCCGACGGCGTTGATAATGACCGGGATGGGTGCAGCGCTGACGCCCGGCTCGGTCCACGCCGAGCCGTCCGCGCTCCGCTCGGCAAACAACTCCGCCGCCGTCGATCCGGCCGCTGCTATATCCGCGATGACGCGCATCTGATTGGCCCATGACGCGTCGTACCATGGGCGCGCGAAGCCGAAATCGGTCGCTACGGCCGGCTGCGCGATGAGCGTCCGCACGCTGCCGCCGTCGAATATCGGGACCGTGACGACAGGCGGTTTGGTTGGTCCTGTCCCGCCCGGCGGTGGCCCGCCCTGCTCGCCCGTGCGCGTCGCGATGCCCGCCAGCTCGAGCGGCGTGACGTTCTCGGCGTCTTTGATCGGCGGTAGCGTGAGAATGGCCATCGTCGTTAGGCCGGCTGATAGTGAACGCCAGCCGACCACGCGATCGGATTGTCGGCGATGTCCAGAGCCACGAGGCGATACCACATGTCGGTCGAGATACGCGCCATGTCGACGTATTCGCCCGATGCCACACTCGCCGACGTGTGATACTCGGCCCACGCGTCGCTGAGGCCGTTGTCGTTCGACTCCTGTATCTGAACCTGCGCCGCGCCCGACGTCGTACAGATCCACCGGAACAACAGGACCGGAATGGCCACCGTGCCGTTGGTCCCGCCGCGAAGCTCGACCTTCGGCGTGTCGTCCACGAATTCGGGCGGATCGGTGCCGCCGGATCCGGGATTCGGGATACCCGCAAACCAGACCCACGGCGACTCGGCCCACACATCTGGATCGAGTGTCGAATAGGCGACCAGCTTATACCACTTGGGGCCGATGTCCGGGTCCACCGCGATAAACGGCGTGAATGGCGGGCCGGCCATCGTCCCGAACGCCGCCGTCGACACGCGATCGAACGACTTGTACGCGGCCATCCGGTTCGCGCCGGTGACGTTCGACGTGCCTTCCATGTAGACCTGCGGCACGCCGCCGATGAGCTGCGCGACCGGCCCGACCGTGAACATCGGCGTTGTCGGAAGCGGCGCGTTCCCGGTCACGAATCGGAGCTTCGGCCCGCTGACCCCCCACGTCTCGCCGATGTTCAGGATGAACGTCTCATACTGGTAGGAATTGAACGGCTCCAACCCGGTATCGAGGAACGTCACCGGGTCCGTATTCGTGCCGATCATCAGCCGGAATACGACCTGACCGTTGCGGGTGATGATGAGCCAGTTGTTGCCTAACGTCGGCTCCAGATCGTCCGGCGTGACCGTGACGGCGTATTGCGATTGTGTCGGGTCACTGGTCACGTTCATCGACACGACCGTGCCGTCGAGCGGCGTCGGCGTCGGGTCGACGGCTTGGACGGCAACCGGCCAGATGACTTCCTTGCTCGGTCGGCCTAGGTCGGAATAGCCGACGAAGACGAGCCGCTTATAAAAGCTCTTGCGCGTCGAAAACCGGATGAGCGCGGCAAAATTGGGGTCGGTCCCTTCGACGCCTTCCGGCCGCCGGAACCGGCCCATCACTTCGCGGACGTTCGATTGCTGGACCGAGAACGTTGGCCCGTCGGCCAGTTCGGCGAAGACGCCTAGTTCGGCCATCCCGGCATTAAAGCGAACGAGCGCCCACAATCCGCCGTCGTAATCCCCGTCGTCGCCCGCGCCGTAGCTATGCGCCTCGGCTACGACGAAGTCGACTTGCGGCGCGGGCGGGATGGCCGGCGTCTGCGGTCCCGGTCCCTGACGACGGATCCACTCGAGATACGCGCCCGCGGGCGTGCCGCGGCACTGCCACTGCGTGGTGCCGTGCCCCCGGGTCATCAGGTCGTGTACGATGCCGAACACGGCGAGCCGCTGTGTCGTGTCGTAGTGAACCGCGTTGCCGATGAAGTCGTACAGGTCCGCGATCTCGCTGGGCCAGAACAGCGTCGACGTGACGACGTGATCAAACTTCGGAGTGCTCAGGTCCGCCAGCGCGGCGTCGACCATCGCCTGCAGCTCGTCGAACGTGTCGATCGGGCTGGTCGCGTTCTCCGAGAACTTCATGTAGCGCTCGATGTTCCCGAACGCCGCGATGCTCGCAGGATCTCTGGCGAACGTCGTAATCACACCGCCCGTGGCCGCGTCGATCGCTTCGCCTTCGATGTAGTTTCGGACGTTCGACACGTCGAGCGACGCGCCATCGACCGCGAGATAGATCGTCGGACTGATTGTGGTGTCGGCGGTCGCCTTGGCTCGGTTCGGGTCGAGGATCCCCGTTTTCATGAGCCCATCCGACGGGTCGTACACGTCGCGCACCATGTAGCCGGTCGAGAGCGCGAGCGTCACGAGCGCGTCCATCACGGACACTTGATATGGAGTGAACTCCGTCACCGTGAACGCCGGCGCAACCGGGATGTAGAGCGACGGGACGGGCGCAGGCAGGTTGTCCGTGACGATTTGTTGCGCCACGTCTTCGAACGCGCCCGCATAGGTGCGCTTGACGCGGATGGTGGAATCCATGAGGCGCGCCCCGACTGAGCGCCCCTCGAGCTGCATCGGATCGGATGTGAAATCCGGTTTGTCGAGATAGCCGTGCGCCAGTTCTTTCCAGTCGCCGGACACGATGGCCGCGCCGTTGGCGACCACGGCGACTGATACCCGCCACTCGCGCGCCGCCTGGATCGCTGGCGCCGGCGCTAACGTGTCGTCGACGTTGAGTATTGAATCGCCGCGGAGCGGCGAGAGCGATTCCGTCGCGAGCTCGCCATCGCGTTTGACGGACGCCTGCAGCGACCACACCGGAGTGTCGACGTTCGTCGAGAGGACCGCGCCGATGAAATAGTCTTTCGCGCTCAGGTTCGTGTAATCCTTCCACGTGCCCGACGCGTTTTTTATCTCGAGCTTTGCGTAAACGTTCGGCCGGTCGGAGTTGAGGACCGTCAGCTCCGGACCACTGATCGTTCTCACGCGTTACACCTCGGCAAGCCGCAGCGCGAGTCGACGCTTCGGCGAGGCGACACTCGAGACCTTCACGAACTCGCGGTTCGTGATCGTGACCTGACACGTCACCGCGGGGCCGTTGTTGGTGAAACTGCCCGAGCACGCCACGAACGCGCCGCCGTCAGGCGATCCGATCACCGACAGCAGGGTGTTCTCCTCGGCGAACGTCATCGCGCGCGTGGTGTACGCCCAGTTCCGTTTCGCCGCTCGCCTGGTGCTACGGAGATTGCCGGCGAACGTCCGCATTGTCTCACCAACGACGTCCGATTCCGGCTGGCTCGCCGAATCGCTTCGTACGTCCACCACGACGGACCCGACGACTAGGAAGCTCATGAGCGAACCCTCACGTCTTTACAGCCGCCGTTGAGTGCGCCAATGTCTCTGCCATGCGCGATTCCCGTCTTACCACATTGTGGGTTGTCGGCATGGTCGCGACCGCGTGCAGCACCGGCACCAGTGCTGCCCCAGCTCCCGCGGCTGCGCCGCAGTACGCGCCGATCGAGACGGTGACCGTGCGCGCAGCTCCGGGAGAGGTGACGCGGCGACTCGTCGCGCTGTACGCCGCCGATGGCATCACCGTCGCCTCGAACACGGGCGGCACAGTCACGACGGCACCGGTGCAGACGGTGGCCCTCTCGGCTGGCGCCGGCGCGACACGCGCGACGGGCAGTGTGGCGTACTTCTACCGCGCCACGATCGCGGGTGACTCCGTCTCGCTCGTCACGCTCGCCCTCTGGGGTCGCTTCGTGACACGAAGTGGCGCGGATCCCGAATCGCCGCCGAGCGAGAATCCCGTCACGGCCCAATGCGCAGAGGCGGCGCAGTGTGCGCCGTTCCTCGCCCGCATGCGCGGCCACGCGGCGAAGCTGAGGACGGGACCGTAGCACGTCAGGTCGGCAAGAGGTTGACCGTCTTACGAACCTCGGGATTCGCGCTCGCTTTCGCGCGCCGCCGGAGCTCGGTCACCACTTCGGTTGTGATCTGCACGGCGTCCTTGTCCCGCCCGTCGATCTGAATCGTCGGCGCGAACGTTACGGTGCCGACGGTGGTAACGGCTGTCGCGCCCGCGGGTATCGGCGTCGGGACCGGCGTCGGCGTCGCCAAGAGTTGGCGGCGCAATGCCGGATCCTGCGTGGCATGGAACCGCGCGCGCTCGAGATTGAAGTCGCGGAACCCCTTGACCACGTTCACCAGCTCGCCCGTCGCCGCGCGCGACGCTTCGGCCATGTCATCGAGCGCGTTGTCGGCGCCGACGATGGTTTGCACGAAGTCCTCGACCGATTCGAATCCTTGCAGGAACGGCGTGAGGTCGATACCGGCGGCGCGTGCGCTCGCGATGAAGTCGAAGAGCTCGCGCAAAGCCTGCTCGGCCATTTGCCGGCCGGCTGGCGTGCTGACATCGATGGCGGCCAGGAATCGCTCGAAGAGCTGCGGCGCGAATTGGCGTATCTGCTCGGCCGCGTCGCGGAACACGTCCTGTGGCCCTTCGAGTTCGAATATCTCGCGTCGCGCGTCTTGAAGCGTCCGCAGGTCAGAGAGCGTGTCTTCGAAGTTGGCCGCCGCCCGCGCCGCCAGTTCGATTGCTTCCGCGAGCTGATCCAATCCCAGCGCTGAGATGCGGCCCTTGGCGTCCGTGATCGTGATACCGAATTGCTCGGCGCGACGCTTCAGGTCGAAGATGCTCGAGCCAGCGGCGCGCAATTCAGCATCCAGTCCTTCGACATCACGGAACCCGCGCTGGAACCCGGACGTGCCGCGGCGCGCGCTGAGGATGGCCGACTCCTGAATGATGCGGGACGTGGCCGTGAATTCGCCGATCGTGTCGCCGAACCCTTGCAAGTCCTGACTCAGCCGAGCGAGCTGCTCGTTGTTCTCTTTCAGGATGGCGTTATTCGCGCGTTGCGTTTCGTTACCGGTAATGGCGTTGAACGCCGTCCGGCCAAGATTCACGGCGGCGGCGAGCAGATCACCGATCGCGGGGATGGCCTTGAGAATGTTCGTGACGGATCCGAAGATGCCGCCGGAGTCTTTGAGCGACTCCGCCGTGTCCGCGACGTTCCCGAGGGCACGCGCCAATTGCGCCGCGTCGTCGATCGACTGGACGATCTCCCGGTCGAAGATGCCCATCGCGTTCGCTGCGTTCGCGATGCTCCCGGCGGCATCGGCGACATCGAAAAACGTCTGCGTGGCCGTCCGCGCGTCGTCCGTCAGTCCCGTGACGACCAGGCCTAACGCCTCGGCCTGCCGCCGGAGCTCGGCCAGCTTTCGCGCCTTGATGTCATCCGCCTCAGCGCTCCGGAGAATGACATCGGCCGCGGCGCGGAACGTTCGCGTCAGGTTCGCCATCTGCGCGTCGAGCACGCGCGTCGCGTCGGCCACTTGTTGCTGTGAGCCGAACATCTGGGCGAACACCTTCTGATTTTGCGCGGCTTCAGCGCCCTGCACGGCCCGCCGGATCGACTCGTTGAATATCTGCTGATCGATCCCGACGGGAATCTCGAGCTTCTGCGCGGGCGACACGAGGACCTTGTCGATAATGCCAGTGAGCCGTACCGGGCCGACGTCCGGTACCGTGCCGCCCAACTTCCGGCGCGTCAGCTCGATGCTTACGGCGTCGATGTCTGTCAGCGTGCGGAGCATCGCCGCCAGTTCGTTCGACGTCTCGGAGACGGTGTTCCCGTGGATCTTCGACAGCCGCGCCAGCTCGTCGTAGAGTGGAATCGCCTTGGCGACGGCGGCGTTCTGGAGGTCGGCATTTCCGGCCGACCGGTCGAACGCGTCACGGATGACGTTGACCTGTGCGGCGAGTTCCTTCACGGCGTCTTCCGCATCCTGTGTCTTAGCCGTGATCGTGATGACGGGTTGCTTGAACGTCGTCACCGTCGGCAACGCCTGGAGCGCCGCCCGGATCTTGTCGAAGTCTTCCTGCCGCTGATTCAGCTCCGGCTTGAGTTTCTTGAGTTCTGCGTTGAGCCGGTTGAACTCCTGCACCGCGGCGAAATCGCGGCGGCTACCCAATGCCTGTAGCTGCGCCTCGAGCGATGCGACTTCCGTCCGGAGATCCTTGAGACCCTTGATCGTCTTGACGTTCAGGTTCTCATCGAGCGTGACCGTGCCGAAGTCGATGCGTTGGAGCTGGGACACCAGCCCCTGCGCGTCGACCGACTCGACCATGTTCCGCGTCTCGTCGACGAACTTCTTCCGCGTTTCCTCGATTTCGTCGCGCGTCTTGTTGAACATGTCGAGGATGGCCGCCGTGCCGGCCGCGACGCCGGACACAATCAACCCCTTGGGACCGAAGAACGCCGCGAACGATGCCAACGCGCGGAGTGCCGTCCGGACGCCCGACGCGCCGGCTTCGCCGCCCCTCGCCAACGCCTCGAGCCCGAACCCAATGCCGACCAGAGCCGGGCCAGCGCGGGTCATGATTTGGGTCATCGACTTGCCGGCGATCGTGATTTGATCGATGGCCCGCTTCGTCTGATGCGCTTGCTGCGTAATGCCGCCCAGGTCGATGACGCCGGCACCGAACCGCGGCGTGGCGCTGCCAGCCGTCCGGATCGCGTTGGCCGCACTCCTGGCCGCGCGTTCCTGTTCGCGGAACGATTGCGTCGTCTTGTCGATGATGCCGTCGAGCCGGTTCAGCTCATTGCTCGCGAGCTTCACATCGACGGCCTGCCGACGAATCGCGTTGGCCTCGTCGAGCCACGCGGCGCGGGCCTTCCGGCTCGTGCCGTCGACCTGCGCGCCGTAGGCAGCGAGCTGCGCGATGTCGTTGATGAGCTCTTTCCGGACCTGTGCGCGCGCGGCTGCTTCCTGTGCGGCATCCGCTTTGGCGTTTGCCGCGCCGCGCCGCTGCTCGGCGTAGAATTGTGCGGCCGCGTTCCGTTGGTTTTGCCATGCGCCCTGCGCTGCGACACTCGCGCCCTGCGCCTCCTTCAACCATTCCCGCTGGGCGTCGGCGAGGGACCGCGTCTGCGCCACCGTCTCGCGGATCCCGCTCGCATCGATTTGATCGACCGCGGCGTCGAGCTGTCGCGTTGCCTGCACCGCCTCCGTCGTCGCAGCCACGAGCTGCTGCTGGTCCGCCGTCGCTTGCCGGATCGGCGCGGTATCGACGACGATTCCGACCGTGGCGCCCGCCGTCAGTCGCTTCAGAATCGGCGCGCCCTGGCTCACCGCCGACGTAATGGCGCCGATGTAGGCTCGACCCGCCTCCGTGCCTTGGCGGGCCAATTCCGGCGCCAGCGTGCGCGTTTCCGCGACGACGGTCTCCGTGAGGCGTGAGACTTCGGTCGTAACAGCACCGGTCGACAGTGCGCCCGCGATCGCATCGCGTACGCGTGGCGCTTCAGCCGCGATCCCGGTCGCGATCGAGTTGGCGAGCAATCGGCCTGCGCGCTCACCCGTGGCAGACGTGTCGCCGATCGTGAGCGCGGCTGTCAGCGCACGACTCGTCTCGGTCGCGAACGACTGCAACGCCCTCGTGCCGGTGGCCAGCCGTGATGTGAGGCCAGTGACCAGCGCGCCGCCCGACGCCGTGCCGGCCGCTTCGAACAAGGCCGGGAACCGCGCTAACGACGCCGACACGGACGATTCGAGCCGCCCTATCTCGCCGGTCAGGTTCTGCGGGATGAGTGCGGCCGAGATGCTTGTCCGCAGCGCTGCGGCGTCTCGCGTGAGCGCGATCTGGACGCCGGCCGACAGTTCCATCCCGGCGCGCTCGCCGATCGGCGTCAGGTTGCCGATGATGTTCGTGCCCGCGATAGCCGTCTGTGCGCCGCGCGTGAACGCCGCCACCGCGTCAGCCGTGCCGGCCACCATGCCAGCCGTTAGCGTCGCCGTGAATCCGCGTGCCGCGAGCGTCCCGGTATGTCCGAGCACCGGAACGAGCCGCGCCGTTTCGGTCGCGACCGCCGTTGTGAGCGCGCGGAGTTCGGTCGGCAGGTTCGCCGGCACGAGCGCCGTCGTCACCGCCCGCTGCACTGCGCCCGCATCGGCGGTAATCGCGCGAACTACCCCGGACACTAGGAGCCCGCCGGCTCGCGTGCCCTGTTGCTCCAGTCCCGACAGCAGGTTCGCGCGCTCGAGCGTGGTACTCGCGCCGACCGAGAAGCGGCCGATCGCCGCCGTGGCCGATCGTAATCCTTCGTCCAAGCCTGTCGCCAGCGCGCGGCCTGAATCCCGGCCCGCCGCGCCGAGCGTGACCACAATGCTATCGCCCGTCTCGTTCGCCGCCGTCAGGAGCGGCGTGAAAGCGGTATTGAGTCCCGTCGGGATCAACGCGGCCTGAATCTCTCGCCGAAGCGCCGCCGAGTCACGGCGGACCGATGTCGAGAGCCCAGACACGAGCTGCCGGCCCGCCTGCTCGGCCTGCGGCGTCAGGTCGCCCAGGATCCCGCGCGTCCCCGTGAGCGACGCCGTGACCTGTCGCGAGAACCCGGCGAAGACGGCTCGCGCGTCGGCGAGCCCCCGACCTAACGATGCCAGGAATGCCGCCGACGAGTCCGCACCTTCTTCCGCAAAGTCCGTCGAGATGCCAGCGATTCCGGACGCGATGACATTCCGCATCGTCGCGACATTGGTCGCGAGCGACCGCGGCAGGAGCGCGACGGCCACGTCACGCCGGAGCTCATCGCCGCCGGCCGTGATCGCTTGCCGTAATCCGGTGATAACGGATTCGCCCGCAATGCGCGCCTGGTCGCTCATGTCCGGCAACACAGGCGTGCCGCTCAACGACCGCGCGATCTCACGCTGGAGCGTCTGCGCTTCGGCCAGAATGACGCTGGCGTCCCGGCGGAACTCCGAGACGTCAACGCCTATGCCGATTAACAGGTCATCGGCCACGGCTCGCTACTGCGTCACCAGGTCGAACGCGATGCGCTCGAGCCGGAACGTGATGTTGCCCTTATAGAACCGATGCTGCTTCACGCCGGTTTCGTCGGCCGGATGGAACGTCACGCGTCCGGCGGAGTCCTCGGTGTAGTGCAGTCCGACGGCCCAACCCTCTTTGCGGTTGGCCTCGACGATATGCGAGAGCCGAACGTCGTGGTGATAGATGATGAGCTTGAAACCCGGCGGCGGCGCGTAGTGGTACGGGCTCCCGCGCGTGGCGACGATATAGTCAGGAATCCCGTCGGGTCCTTTCGACACCACGCGCGGCGCGCGGAAGATGGGCGCATGAATATCAGGCATCGTCGTCCCATTCCTCCGTCGGTTTCGGTTCCGGATGGTCGTCCTCGTGCCAAATGGCGAGCAGGTCGAACATCTCGTCAATCTCTGCCGCGCCGCCCGGCGTATACGCTCGCCCGTGGAGCTCTGCCCATCGCTTGCGTGGCCATTCGTGAAACTCACGAACGCACACGCGCGCAAAGTTTACGTAGTAGCGGCGGCCCCGGAGTTTTTTCGGCGTTTCTCCGCTTCCTCGCCGAGTCCGTTCACGCGGAGCGCGACGAGGAACATATCCATCTCGATCGACGCGAACCCTTTGTGATGGTAGAAGCGGTCGGCGTCATCCGGGCTCGCCAGCACGCGCGGCCCCCCGAAGGCCTTGACCCACGCCAGCGCGATGACGTTGATGCGCCATCGCTTGTTCTCGATGCTGATGTTGCCCATCCCATCGTCGCGCCGATGCACTTCGAACAGCTTGTCTTTGTCAGCCGGAGAGCCGGCCTCGAAATACAGCCGCCGGTTCCCAATCACGAGTGTTTCCTGCGTGGGCCGGACCGCATCGAAGAAGTCATCGAGCGTGGTGAAATCGAGGACCGGCACGTCGCCGTTCGTGCTCGGCATCTCCGGCTTGTTCAGTTCCAGGACGGTGTCATGCTTGGTGGTGCCCATGTTCGGGTAACCTCTGGACAGGGTATGAAGACCAAGGCGAACGGGTCGCCGCCGTGTGGCCCCTGTCCAGGGTCCACATCGACGGCGCCCGCCGCCAATCTGCGGCCGTTAGGCCCAGATGACGTATCCACCCGCGCCAGTGGGCGCGGCATCTTCCTGCGAGAGCAGGGTGAATCCAATCGTGGACGCACCGCCGCCGGAGACCGATCCCCAGTCGCCGGACCCCACTTTGCAGAGGTGGGTCCAGCCCTTCACGTTCTCGACCACGTCGGTCGAGCCGCCGCGCGGGAGGAACTTGAAGTACACCGCCGTGTCGGTCGATTCCGCCGACTGCGTCGCGAGCTGGCCGGGATCCTCCGGGATGTGCAATCCCGCGACCGTGTAGGACACTTCACGCGGGCCGGGCTCGGAATACGCGTTATTCGTGTCGAACGTGTCCTCGGTATTGACCGTCCTCGACACGTTTTTTGTGACCGAGTTCAGTCCTTTGATGAGGGTATACGTGCCGCCTAACGTGGTCGACGTCGAAAGGCGGAACTCTTTGCCGGAATACGGGATTAACGTGGCCATCGGTTAGGCTCCATGCCTGTCGTTAGGTGGCAGGTATCGAAACGCACTCGCGGAGCCCGTGGACAGGGGATACATCAACGCCTTACATGCCTTTCTGGTTCAACTGCTGCAGGTAGTCCCATCCCTGCGCGCGCGCCGAACCGGCGGGATACGGGTTCTCACCCGCCCACGGATTGCTGGTTTCCTTCGACGCGAGCATGTCCGGCTCTTGAAACTCCGGCGTCGCGAAAATCATCGGGACGGGATCCTCCGACCGCTTCACGATGATCTCGCCGCTGGATTCGGATTCTGTCCCGGCGACTTCGCCCTCGGCCGCCGATGCGGCTCTACGCTTTCTTGCTGCCATGTTTCGCGACTCCGCTCGTGTGGTGATCGGTAGGCTCAGGAACGTCGAACGTCGCCCAGTCGTTCGACGTCGGCTCGTGGTGTTCGTCGGCCGCCATCATGATCGCTTCGACCGTCTCGAACGCCGCCCGGGCCGCGTTCATGGCGGCCAGGCACGCCGTCCGCGCCGCCTGGAGCTGCGCCATCTCCACGGGCGTCATGCCGTGACCACGGTCGTCGTGAGGTACTGCGACACGGCTGAGTGGCCGCCGTCCGGGTTCGCGAAGTCCTCCATCAGCCGCACCTCGCCCTGCACGAGCGCTTGGCTATCGGCCGTCATGACGCCGAGCGGGAGGGGTTTGCCATGCAGCACCCGCCGGATTTCGCGAAACATCCAGAGCGCGGTTTTCTTCGACGTGTGCCGCACGGTGAGCGTGAGCACGCCGTCGGCGCCGTCCGTGCCGAACGTCTCGGCCGGATTCTCGAGCGATGAGCCGATCTCGGTGTACCCCAGCGGCGCGTTGGGCGGCACATCCCCGGCCGCGTAGACGCCACGCCCGGTCGCCTGCGCCATGTAGCCCGGGTCGTTGATGAGCGCTTCATCGACGGCGACATAGATCGTCGGTGCCGCGCTCATGCAGGTCTCCGTTGCCGACGGATCGCGCCGCGTACATTCGTGCCCAACGCCCGCTTGAACTCCGGCGCGATCGCGTCGCGGGCAGGGAACACACATGGCCGCGCCTTCATAAACCGAGTACCGAACTCGGTATACAGCGCGTAAAACGGCTCATCGGCTTCGATGAAGTCTTCCTCACGCCAACCGACTTCGTACACGAGCCCATCTTCCGAGAACCGGAGCCGGATAGCGTCGCGCAGGAATCCCGGCGCATGCACATGCCCGCGAACGATGGTCGGCTCCGACGACACCGGCGCGAGCTGCCGCGCCAGCCGCCACTGTTTCCGTCCGTAGGTCCGAACGGTCTCGCGCGACTTCCGCTGCATCACCGCGTCGGCCGCGTAGAGGTTCGCGACCAATCCTCGGAGGTTGCCGGTCGATACCGTCATGCGGACCGGCATTACTGGGGCGCCGTCGTGGTGCACAGCACCTTCCGGAGCATCTCGTAGCTCCGGACCGGGGTGCCGATGGGATAGAGCCGCAGCGGCGACGGTGCCCCACTCCGATCATGCGTCACGCTGATCCGCTGGAACGTGTTGGTGCTGTCAGCCGGCACCGCCGCCCCCTCGCGCATGGTCACGTAGAACTCGCGCACCGACGTTAGGCTGCCGGCCGTCATCTGCTCCTGCGGCACGCTCGCCGGCGAGATCCGGCACGGTTCGGTCGCGAGCGGGACCGGGTTCCACGTGATCGGGCCCGCGGTGCCGCCCGGCTCGAACGTGCGCGTGCCCTGCTCGATGGCGGCCGAGTGCGGGAGGTTGGCGTCATTGAACGCCCGCATCTCCTCGAGGTCGGCGGCGCTCAGCATCACCTCGCTCATGCGCCGTGCCTCAGCGAGGTGAGTACCGAGAACCCGGCCAGCGGGTCGGCTTCCTCCTCGACCACGGCCGACTCGAACGCGGCAAGGTACGATTGCGCCTTCGTCACCCAGTAATCGATCTGCGCCTGGATCGTGGTCTGCGCCTTCGAGCCTTGGTCAACGAGCGCGCGCGTGACACTGGCCGGCGATGCGGTCATGCGGTCGGCGACTTCGGTGGCGGCGCGGTAGTACACCCACTGCTCCGCCGCCGCGTCGTCGTCGGTCTTCGTGTACGCGTCCGCGATGAACCCGGTCAGGAGCGTGTCAACGTCGCCGCTGGATAGTGCCGGGAACCAGACGGCGCCGTTGACGTCTCCTGCCGGGGACTTCACGTCCGCCAACACGATCGGCATAACGCGTCAGTCCTCGGTGGGTTCCGCGGTGGGTTTCTTCT